ATGGTGCCCGGAAACGACAGCTGCTGGACGCCGCGATGCGGGGTATCATCCAGTACGGCCCGGGCAACTGCCGACTGATAGTCCCTGGAGGGGTCGGAGAAGGTGAGCGTCACCTCCGCCGGCAGTTCGTGGTCGGCGACGCGGGTGCGCGTCACAAGCGCGCTGTCGTGGTCCACCACGAATTCCTCGATCGTCGCGGGCTGCCCCTGCGATGCCTCCTCCGCGGCGAAGACCAGCCTGTCGCCATCGCTTCTCACCGTCAGGCCGAACAGGTCGACAAGTGGCTCGAGCGCGGCGCGCGCCGAGGCCGTCCCGTCCACGACATAGCCGGCGACCGTGCCGGTCACGCGCGCCACGTCCGCCGGCTCGAGATCGCAGTCGGCGAGGATGGCGTTGATCAACTCACCGACCGCGACCCCGTTCAGGCGCCCCGGGAGCCAGTGTCCGAGCAGCCAGTTCTCGCCATCGCTCCAGACATCCGTGCGTGCCGGAAAGGCGGGATACGGCCGTGCATCCCAAGCCCACAGGTAGAGCCGCGACGCATCGACCATCCTGCCGCCATAGACGGCCGACACCGGGTTCGCCGCCGCGTCGAAACCCGCTGCCGCGCCGTCCCAGTGGTCGAAATGCGCGGTAATCAGGCTGCGCGGGGCAAGGTCGCTTCGCCCGCCATTCGAGAAATGCGGCGTGGCGTTTTCCGACGATTTCGGGTCCGGGAAGACGTTTGGCTGGTTTGGTCCCTTGTCCACTGCGGGGCATCCCAGCTCGGTGAACCAGATCGGCTTGCTCTTTGGCGCCCAGGCCGTCGGCGTCGCGCTTTCGACGCCGCCCGGGCGGTTGAAATGCAGGTTCGACCACCAGCCGAGCAGATCCTTGTAGCGGAATACCCAGGGCTTGCCGTAGGCGCCATCGGTGATCGGCGTGCGGACGCGCGCCAGTCTGTCGCTGCCGCTGGCATAGTACCAGTCGAAGCCCTCGCCCGAGGTGATCCCCGCCTGCAGCCCGGTCGGGTCGTAGGGATGCGCGAGGCCGTCGGGGTTGTTGGCGCCCTCGTCGCCGTCCCGCCAGTCCGACAGCGGCATGTAGCAGTCGATGCCGACGGCATCGATGTCGTCATGCGCCCACAGCGCATCGAGATGGAAGTAGACGTCGCCGCTCCCGTCGGCCGGCTGGTGGCCGAAATACTCGGACCAGTCCGCACCATATGTGATCCTGGTGCCCGCGCCGACGATGCTTCGGACCTCCGATGCCAGGTCGCAGAGCTGTTCGACGAACGGGAATGCGTTCGACCCGTCGCGGATTTGCGTCAGTCCCCGCATCTCCGAGCCGAGCAAGAAGGCATCGACCCCGCCCGCCGCCGCGGCGAGCCTCGCGTAGTGGAGCACCATCCGGCGATAGCCCCAGTCGTCGGCATCGCCGCCGAACAGCACGGTATCGCCGGCGGCCGTGAAATCGCCCGCTTCCGCCGCTCCGCAGAACGCCTCGACCTGTGCGCGGCCCGCGGCGGTCTTGTCAGCGCTGCCGTCGGTTCCTGGCGCCGGATCGCAGGTGATCCGACCTCGCCATGGATAGGCCGGCTGCGGGGCGGAGCCCTTCCACGGATCGAGCAGCGCGTTGTCGGCAGGCACGTCCATCATCACGAAGGGATAGAGCGTCACCTTCAGGCCGCGTGCTTTGAGTTCAGCGATCGCGTCCATGACGCTCCCGTCGGAGGGCGTGCCGCCATAGGCCGCGCCGCCCTGGTGGCTCGAGACTGGTTGTGCGGCGCTGCGGCTGACGCCCGACACCACCCAGGGCTGCGACAGGCTCGCCTCGTCGTGATGCGTCACCTTCGGCTGGATCGTGCAGTGGCCCGCGCGCAGGTCATCGCCGAACCAGGTGACAACGAGCGCGACATGTTCGAGCCCGGGGCACAGTGCCTGCAGCTCGTCAAGCGATGCAACGAAGTCGCTCGGCCCGTGCAGCACGTGTCGATTCTCGGCCAGCACCTCGCCCGGCGAGGACGTGCGTGTCACCACCGACGGCGACAGTCCGTACTCGGTCGAGCCCGGGATCATCGCCACGGCGCGGATGCGGCCCGTCAGCGAACCGACAGGCCGCATCACCTCGAACTGGAACTGCGGAATGCGGTTCCCGTAGTCGCCGAGCGGGAAGCGGTCGAACACGACATAGGCCGTGCCGCGATAAGCGGGGGCGTTGCCGGCGCCCTGCCGCGCTTCGATCAGCGGGTCGGGCGGCTGGGTCTCGCTGCCGGGATAGAGCCGCATCTCGATGCGATCGACGTCGAGTTCGCGCCCGTCCGCCCAGACGCGGCGGATGCCGCCGACCTCGCCCTCGCACAGCGCGAACGCGACATTGGCGAAGTAGGAATAGGTCGTGGTGCGCGGCCCACCCTTGGCGCCCTGCCGTTCCGTGCTCGCCTCTTCCTCGAAGCGCGTCGCCCAGATCATCGTGCCGCTCAGCCTGGCCGTGCCGTAGAGGCGCGGCAGCGGCACGCCCTCCTCGGCGGAAAAGGGCCGCGCGCCCGAGAGCCTTGGCCCCTCGATATGGCGCGTGGAATCGATCAACGCCCGGTCGAGCAGATAGCCGGCGACGGCACCCGCCGCCGAGCCGATCGCCGTACCGACGGGACCGAGAACGCCGCCGAGGAACGCCCCGGCGGCCTGCAAGAGGATTGTTGCCATTGGCTGGTCAGACGGATTTCTGGACGTTGCGCGAAGACGCCGGGAAAGCGAACACGCCGGCGATGCGGCGGCGCCATTGCGGCACCAGGGACGAGACGGTCACGCCGCGCTCTTGATAGGCATGGATGAAACGCTCGCGATCGAGCGTGATCGCGGCATGCTTGGCGGGACAATGCGGCCGCCAGCGGAACAGAACAACGAGTCCTGCATCCGGGATCACGTCCCCCGTGTCGATGAGCAGGCGGCGTGCCGCGGCGAGCAGCCGGTCCTCGCCGCCGGCCTCAGCCCAGTCGGGCGCGTAGGGCCCCGGCCGTTCCGGCTCGAAGCCATACAAGTCCTGCCACACGCCGCGCACGAGGCCCAGGCAGTCGCAGCCCACTCCCCGGCGCGATCCCTGGTGGCGGTAGGGCGTGCCGATCCACGAACACGCCGCCTCCACCACCTTGAGCGGATCCATTCTTTCGCCTGTCATGGCACGATCGGCCCGCCGTCGAACTGCCCGTCGGTGGTCACATACGCATAGGCGGAGTCGTTGCCGGGAAGGTGCGGAAAGCCGCGGAAGTTCACCGCGTTGTCGAACTTCGCCTTGCAGGTCACGAAGCGCTTGTCGCAGCCGGCCACGATGCTGAATGTGTCGCCCGTCTGCGGCAGGCTGGACAGCGACGGCCAGATCACCAGCGTCGGCCCCACCGCTTCGAAACGGAAGTCGATCACCCGCTCGCTGTGGCCGCTGTTGGCGCCCGAGGTCCAGGTCAGCACGCCGTTGGCGAACCAGCCCTGCGCATAGCCATCGAGTCCCGCCACGACGAGCCGGTCGTGACCGTTGAAGGACACGACCTCGCCCGTGCCGGTGAATTCCAGTCCAGCCAGGCTCACGCCGCAACGCGCATCGCCCAGTTCGGCGTCGCAGCTGCGCTTGATCTGGCGACCGCCGGGGAGGTCGAGACCGCGGCCGAGGCTTTCCAGCTCTGCGACGAACCTGTCGTCGGCGCGAGTGATCTTGGCGATCGTCGCACGACCGATCACGGCGAACTGGCTGGGTTCGCGCCAGTTCACGATCAGCGTTTCGACGGCCGCCCCGTCATAGCGCCCGTCGAGGATGTCCCTTTCGGTGATGCGCGCCGACGACAGCGCGCCCTCGACATCCATGCCGTCCACGCCGAGGCCTTCCGACTTGCGCGCCTCGCTGGCGGAAAATCCGCTCTCCGGCGCGAATTCGGTGCCGTCCACCTCGAGCGCCTGGTCATGGTCGGTGAAGCCAAGCACGGTTCCGTCGCGCAGCGACACGCGCCAGCAATGGCAGAGCGTAGTGACGTTCCGGCCCAGATGCGCCTGGAATTCGGAGCTGGTCATTCGAGGATCTCGATCAGCGGAATGGTGGGAATCTGCCCCGCCTTGAACGCGGCGATACCGGTGGACAGGTGCTCGATGTCGAAGCGGACCGGCACGTCGAATTCGAAGCCCGCCGTCACCGCCACGCCCTCACCGGGCGCGGCCGCGAAGGTAACGAGCCCGGTCGCCGTATCGACCGTGAAGTCGCTGCCTGCCGCTTGCTCCGCCCCGTCCAGCGCGACGCTCGCAGTGCCCGCCACCGGCCTGGTGATGGCGCGCAAGACTGCGTCCTCGCCCTCGCCGTAGACCTTGCACAGCTGGAACGTGACGGTGCTGCCGTCGCCGGTGCCGATCGGCTGGTCGGTCGGGCTGACCTCCATATCCGGGCGGCACGACTTCATGTCGAACGGGTCGCGAAAGCGGAAGCCATGCAGGCTTCCGCGCCGCGCCTCGAAGAACGCCATCACCTCGTAGAGGTCGCTCAGCGAGCGCAGCCCGGTGCCCACGTCGTAGCGCCGGCGCGAGGCCGACAGGCGCGCGTTTCGCGTCTCGCGGCCCGAACTCAGGAGCACGATCTCGTTGCGCCGTTCGGGCCCGCCGGTCGCGCCGAACGAGACGGCGAGCGGAAAGCGAACGTCGTGGAAGGGGTTGAGATCAGCCATGGTCGGACCTCACAGGGTGCGCGCACCGCGGCGCACTGCCCGCGCCAGCATCCCGGTGACCTGTGCTTCGGACTTGCGGAATGACGGCACGTCGGGTGTCGTCACGTTGAAGACGATATTGACCGGCGCGCCGCCGTTTCCCGTCGCCGCGACGCCCAGCCGGCCGTCGCTGCCGCGTGCCAGCGGCAGGACGGCTTCGGGCCCTGCCTCACCCATCAGCCCGACATTGCCGCCGAGCGGAAAGTAGGTCGGAGCGGATACCACCCCGCCCGACACGAAGGGGACGACGCCGCCCTTGGCGAAGCCGAACAGGCCGCCAATGCCCGAGAAAACCCCGGAAAAGAATGAGCCGGCGAGGTTCTTCAGCGGCTGCAGCCCGACCTGAAGGGCCGAGCCGGCAAGGCTGAGAGCGACCCGGCGCAGCACGTCTTCCAGCGCACGGCCGCTCACTGCCGCACCCGCCAGCGCCCCGGTCAGGTCGGCACCAAAGTCCTTGGTCAGGTCCTTCAGCTCGGACAGTTGCCGCCTGAAGCCGCTCGTATCCAGGTCGAGACTTGCCTCGATCCGTTCAGCCACGTCCAAATCTCCGTCGTCAGTCCGGAAAGCGGTTCATCAGTTCCGCGAGGGTCGAGCGCTGGGGCGCTGCCTCGCGCGTCGGCATCAGGGCGGCCATGGCGCTCGCGATCTCGCGCGGCGTCATTGCCCAGAAAGCGTCCGGTGAGAGCCGCAGCCGACCGAGGCCGAATGCCATCACCGCTTCCCAGGGGAAGGCTGCGGCCGGTCCGGCTGCGGCTGCTAGGGGTTTGGGGGCGCCTGGTCCCTTCGGCCGAAGGTCTGTGTCAGCAGGTCGGAGACGATGCGCGCATAGCCGGCCGCACCGTCCTCGCAGTGCATCGCAGCGACCTCCTCGTCGTTCACCTGGGCGCCTGCGCCGCGCAGGCCGGCCGCGATGATGCGAACCATGTCGGTCGCAGACAGCTTGCCGGTCGAGAAGCGCGCAACCAGAGCACCGAGATCTTCGACGGCAAAGGCCGACTCCAGTTCGGCCAGCGCGCCCAGCGTCAGTCGCAGCTTCACCTCGCGCCCGTCGAGGACTGCCGCGACCTCGCCTCGTCTTGCGTTCGCGGGCATCAGGCGGCCGTGAAGGAAATGGCGCCGGCCGATTCGAGGGCAAGCTCGAACGTCACCTCGCCGTCGTGGCTGCCGGCATATTCCAGTGCGCTGATCTGGAACGGTCCCTCGACCACGCCGAAATCGGGAATGGCGAGCTGCCAGTCAACGATCGCTCCGTCGAAGAAGGTGGTGCGGATCAGCACGTCCGATGCCGCGTCCTTGAAGATGCCGGCGCCGGTCACCGCGGCGCGCTGCACGCCGCTTCCCGCCAGCAGCTCGCGCCATCGGCCGGCGGAATCCGCGTCCGTGACATCGACCGTTTCGCTGTTGAACGCCAGCTTCTTCGTCCGCAAGCCTGCGACTGTGACGAAGCTTCCCGTTCCCTCCCCGTCGAGCTTGAGGAGGATGTCCTTGCCCTTCTGAGCGCCCACGAATGGCCTCCATGTCGATGAATGTCAGGATCTGAAGGCGGCGTTGCCGCCCGGCTCGCCGCCGCGCGGAGCGCCGCTACTCCGCCTCGGTCAAGGCGCGAAAGCGCAGCAGCCCGTGATGAACCGTCAGGTCCTCGTCGAACCGCACTTCGCTGAATTCCAGCCTGAGGTTCGCCAGGCGATGTCCGTCGAGCGCAAGCTGGGCGTCGTGCAGGCGAGCCACGATCGCGTCCATCAGCTCATGCGTCTCGGATTTGCCCTTGGCCTTCGACCAGACATGCAGCGTCAGAAGCTGTTCGGTCCCGCTCTCGGTCCCGGTGCTCCAGTCGTAGATGCTGGTGCGGCCGAAGGTGATGTAGGGAAACGGCACGTCGGCCGGCGTGTGATCGTAGATCCCCGGGCCCCCGAGCCGGGCCACGAGATCGACGTCGCCCGCCAGCGCTTCGTAGATCGCCTTCTGGACCTCAGCGGCTGGCGCGGTCATCGCGATCCCCCTCGTCGAACATTCTTCGCCCGGCATACGGACGCGCCTTGGCTGGCTCGCCGCGCGCCCGGTTCTCGCGACTCAACTCGTGTTCCTCGGCGGCATTGTGCGCCCGCCAGCGAAGCGCACGCAACAAACCGTCGAGCGTGATCTGCATCGAAAGCTTCATCGTCCCTTCTCCCTCGCGCGGCAGACCAGGTAGCGGCCGCTCTCATCGGGATCGTGAACCGTGAGGAGCTCGAACACCCGCTCACCGCGCACCAGGCGCATGCCGCTCGCGACGTGGGCGCGGTGGCGCATGGTGATGCGGTGCGTCGTTGTCTCCAGGCTCTGATCGGACCCAAACCGCGCCTCGGCCGAAATCGGCTCGATGAGTGCGAACACCGTCGCCACTTCGGCCCAGCTTTCCACATGCCCGCCCATGCCGTCCTGTGTCAGCGTCGCCTGTTGCAGCGAAAGCTCGGTGCGGAATCGACCCGGATCGATGAAACGGCCGTTCAATCGAGCCTCCTCGGCAGATAGGCGGCGACCAGCCGCCGGTATCCTTCCGGGAAACCGACGGGCTGATCGCCGGCGCCGAAGCTGGCGCGGAACTCGTACCAGTGCGCCACAAGCATCAGGATCGCGCGCTTCAGCAGGTCGGGAACGTCAGTGCCGGCCTCGCCGTAGCCGGCGGTGAAATCGACCTCGATCCCGTTCATTGCGCGCAGGTCGTCCGGCCGCGTCGCGATGTGGAGCCGCGCGGGCCTGGACAGCGCGTCCAGCTGGTAGTCGGCGGGATCGAGCAGCGAGACTTCGCCCTCGCTGCCGTAGACGGTGACGTCCGTCACCGCCTTCACCGGTGTGCGGCGCAGCAGCAGCATTCCGCACTCGGGAATGGCGTCGACGGCAAGCCGCCAGTTCTGGTCGATCATTGCAACGCCGGTCGTCTGCTCGACCTCCTCGCGCGCGGCGCGGATCAAGCCGGCGATCAATTCGTCCTCACTGTCGTGGTTGATCCTCAGATGCGCCTTGGCGTTCTCGACAGTGACCGGCTCTGCCTCCGGTCCGGCAGTTCTGAACAGGGTCATCTCGTCTCGCTTGGAAATGGGATTGGTGGCGGCCCCGGTGGGAGGGAGCCCGGAGCCGCCCGCAGGCGGAGGGGTGGCCGCCCGCGTTTCCGCCGGGCTGCCGGCTAGGCGCCGAATTTCAACAGCTTGATCGCGTCGAAGTCCTGGACACCACCGCCGACGCGCTTGGTCGTGTAGAACAGCACGTAGGGCTTGGCCGAATACGGGTCGCGCAGCACGCGGACGCCGGTGCGATCGACGACCAGATAGCCGCGCGCGAAGTCGCCGAAGGCCACGGGCGTGGCGTCCGAGCCGATGTCGGGCATGTCCTCGGCCTCGACGACCGGGAAGCCCAGCAGCATGGCGCGGCTGCCGGGCGCGGCCGGCGGCTGCCAGACATAGTTGCCGTCGCCGTCCTTCAGCTTGCGGATCGCGGCCTGCGTCTTGCGGTTCATCACCCAGTGGGCGTTCTGCCGGTAGCCGGCCTTCAGCGCATACACTGTGTCGATCAGGATGTCGGCCGGGTCACTCTCGGGCCAGTCGCCGTCGATGCCGGTCGCGACGTAGCCGATCTTGTCCCAGGCCCAGCTCGACTCGGCCACCTGGGTGTAGTTCAGCAAGCCCTGAGGTTTGCTGGAGCCGTCGCCGTTGATGAAGGCGTCGCCCTCCTGCTCCGCGAAGGCCGTCTCGATTTCGGCGGCGATCCACTGGTCGAGATCGACCACGCTATCCTCGAGCAGCGAAGGCGTCGCCGCCGGCATCGCATAGAGCTCCGCGGTCGGAAACTGCAGCTCGTCCAGCGTCGGCGTATTGGTCTGCGGGCGGGCCGCTGTCTCGCCCACCCAGCCCACCGCCGGGCCGCTGATCGCGAAAGGCTTCTTCAGCACCGCGGTCGAGACCTGCCGCACGGAGGCGATCGAACGGATCGGCGAAATCAGCGCCAGTCGCCTTCCGATCTCACGTTCCGTCTCGTCGGGCACCAGGTAACCGCCGTCCTGGCCGGAACCGTAGGACATGGCCTTGGCTTCGAGAGAACGCAGGGCGCGTTCGTCGCCGCTGCGCATATAGGCCTCGAACGCCTCCTTGTGCTCGAGCTGCGCGACGCGGCTCTCGACATCAGGGCCAAGCGGGGGGCGCGCGCGCTTCAGCACCAGCCGGTCCATCGCCCGCTTCTGCTCGTCGAGTGCCTTGCTGATGCGCTCCACCTTTTCGGTGGTGAGGACGTCCGCGCTCATCCGCGTCTCGAGCTCGGCCAGCCGCTCGTCGTTCGCCTCCTTGAAGGCCTCGAACGAGGTCATGAATTCTTCGAAGGCCGTCGAAAGCTCGGCGGTGCCGGCGTGGCTCTTCGTCTCCGGCGCGGCGGAATGCGTCAGTTCTTCCATGTCACAGGGTTCCTTTCTTCAGCATGCGTGTGGCTCGGCGGATCGTGGCGACCAGCCGCGCGGCTTCCGGAGGAGTGACGCGGCGAAGCGCCTTGACCGCATCGATCCGCGCCTCCGGAAGCATCGGGAAGGTGACGACCGAGATCTCCCACAGATCGGCTTCGAGGATGCGGCGGATGCCCGTCCTGGCTTCGGTCCTGGCGCGCACGGTGCGAAACCCGATCGACAACCCGTCGAGCGCGCCCTCCTTCATCAGCGAGTGCACCTCGCGCGCCTTGGCGGCGTCGAGCGCCAGTCGGCCGCACACGAACAGGCCGCGCTCGTCCTCGCGGATTTCGGTCCAGGTGCCGATCGGCGCGTTCGGATCGTGCTGGAAGAGCATCCGCACGCCGGCAGCCCCGCGTCTCGCCAGCGAGGCGGCGAACGCGCCGCGCTCGACGATATCGCGTCCCAGGTCGAGTTTGCCGAACAGGCTCGCATAGCCCTGGAACGTGCCGTCCGCTTCGACATCGGCAATCGTCAGCCCGACGAACTTGCGTTCGTCGGCAGCGCTTCTTCGTCTGCGCATGAGGTCTTCCTTCAGTCGCTGCGGCCCGGCTTCGGCCGCATGTGGCCAATGGTTCGCATCAGCAGGCCCAGCCCCCACCAGGCGCACAGGCTGGCGGCGGCCGAGCCCATCAGCATCAGTTCGCCAGAGCCGAGCGCGCCGGCGATGCCGAGCTCGGTCGCGATCTTGAGGCCCGCCGTGCCGCCGAAGACAAGGCCGCATGCCATGCCAACTGCGAAGCGGATCGCCGCCTCGCGCCGGTCGCTCGGCAATACGTAGGCCAGCGAAATCGCCGAACCGACGACCGCGCCGGCGCCCTTGGCCAGCCACAGCCAGGCTGCGTCGTTCTCAGTCATTTGCCTCGCTCCGCGGGATGGGTGGTTGGTCGTTGTTCGTCGGTCATCGGTCGAGAGCGGTCGTCGGCGCTGTCAATTCGACCGACGAACCACGACCCACGACCCACGAACTACGACCGACTCCCGTACCCAACCGCCCCTCGCTTCTCGTCGTCGGTCAGGAAGTCGGCCGCGCCGATGCGCGCCCACAGCGCCTCGCGCTCGGCCGCCAGCCCCTCGATCTGGTCGACGTCGATGGAAAGCCGCAGGTTCTCGGCGAACAGCGGCGCGAACCAGGCCGACAGCTCGCCCGCCACGCGGGTCGCCAGCGGCAGCACGGTGAGCCGGTAGAAGGCGCGGTTCGCCTCCTGGTAGTTCGAGTAGGTGTTGTCGCCGGGGATGCCCAGCATCATCGGCGGCACGCCGAAGGCGAGCGCGATGTCGCGGCTTGCAGCGTTGCGCGCCTCGACGAAGTCCATGTCCCTGGGCGTCAGGCCCATCGCCTTCCAGTCAAGGCCGCCTTCGAGCAGCAGCGGCCGGCCGGCGCGGGCGGGACCCGAATAGCCCTCCTCCAGCTCGGCCTTCAGGCGTTCGAACTGCTCGTCGGTGAGGTTGCCGCCCTCCTTCGGCGCATAGACCAGCGCGCCGGAAGGCCGCGCCGAATTGTCGAGCAGCGCCTTGTTCCAGCGGCCGGCCGCCTGCGACAGGTCGAGAGCGACGAGCGCCGCCTCCAGCGGCGGAAAGCCGTAGTGGTCGTCGAGCGGATGGAAGAGCCTGAGGTGCAGCGCGCCGTGCCGGTCGTCGGAGCTCAGCGGGATGCGCCGCTTCGTGCGCCCCGTCCCGTAGTCGATGGCCACCGGCCAGCCGGCCGCGTCGGTCGCGATCGTCACCCTGTCCGGGCGCAGGAGGTGCAGTTCGCGCGCAGCCGGTCCCGCATCGACCAGCTCGCAATAGGCGTTGCCGGAAATCAGCAGATAGCCGTAGAGCGCCTCCATGAAGCTCGCGCCCGCCTGCCGCTGGTTGGGCCGCGCGAGCAGGTCGAGCAGCGGGTGAGCGTCGAGTTCGGCATTGCCGTCATAGAGCAGCCAGGGCACGGCCGCCGCGGCTTCCGCGATCATCCGCACCGAGCGGTGCGCGACAGCGTTGCGCATGAAGCCCTCGCGGGCGAGTGCGGTATAGTCGCGGCGTGTCCAACTCGCCTCGCCCTGCAGGTGCAGGGCCACAAATCCCGGCGTCGCCGCCTTCCTTTCCGCAAGCGCCGCCATTCCCGGACGGCGCGCCCAGGGCCAGTTCCATGCCATGTGTCGTGATTCCTCAAATCGGAGGGCAGCAGGGCAGTACGGCAACAAGGCAGCAGGGAAAGGCGCTGCGTGCGCGGCACACCCTCTTGCCCTATCGCGCTATTGCCCTGGTGCCCTACTGCCCTACCACTCTCACCCGCGGCCGCGCCGCCGGCCGCAGCATCAGTTCGGTCAGCGCCCAGACCAGCGCATCGACCCGGTCAGGCGAACGCCCGCCGGAAAGCCCGTCCGGGCCGAAATCGCACATCTCGTCCTCAAGCTCCGGCATGCGCTGCGCGTGGCGCACCCTGCCCTGCTCATAGAGTGCCGCCACCGGCTCGGCGCGCAGCCACTTGCCCCGGCTTGCCCGCACGGGTTTCACGGGCACCAGCGGGTCGATCGTGCGCAGCACTGCCGCCACCATGTCGCCGCCCTGGTTCACCTCGGCGACGATGCAGTCGGCCTCGTGCCGCCGATAAAGCTCCACCGCCCGCGCTCCCCATTGCGACGGTCCTGCCTTCTCCAGCGTGCCGTCCGCGAGCACCACCCCCAGCCCATCGGCGCGCCGGCCGGCAACGATGATGCCGCAGGCGGCGGCGCGGCTGCCCGTCGAGGCGGACGGATCGACCGCCACCACGATGCGGGCAAGCTCGCCGGGTCCCTCGACCGTCAGCCGCTCGAGCTGCGCGCGCTTCCACAGCGCGTCGGGCCGGTCCTCGATCAGCTCGCCCTCGAGTTCCTGCCGGCCCAGCCGCGTGCCGCCGTAGCGCGCCGTCACCGCTTCCAGGAAACCGGGCGCCAGATGCGCCGCATTGGCTGCGGTGCGCATGCGCGTCACCTTCACCGCCGGGTCCTTCATCAGCCGGCGCAGCAGCGGCACCGGCTTCGGCGTCGTGGTCAGCAGCTGCCTCGGCGCCCGCCCCAGCCTCAGCGCGAACTGCAGCATGTCGAACACCTCCTCAGCGTGCTTCCACTTGGCCACCTCGTCGCCCCATGCCGCGTCGAATTGCGGCCCGCGCAGGCTGTCGGGGTCCTCCGAGGAAAAGATCTGCGCGACCGCCCCGTTCGGCCATAAAAGGCGCCGCCGGCTCGGCTCGAAGCGCGGCCGGCCGCCGCGCGCCACGCGCAGGATGCCGGACGGCCCATCGATCATCACCTCGCGCACGTCGGCCAGCGTCTCGCCAATCAGCGCGATGTGGCCGTATCGTCGTCCCACTGGCGCATAGGGCGGAAGGCCGCGCACATGGGCGTTCACCCATTCCGCGCCCAGCCTGGTCTTGCCCGCGCCGCGCCCGCCCAGAACCAGCCAGGTGTCTGCGCTGCCGCCCAGCGGGTATTGCGGCGCGTGCGCCTTCAGCCAGAACTCACGCGCCACCAGCCGGGCCAACCGGCCCGGGATCTCGATCCCCCGCATATTCGGCAGCGAGTTGGCGAGCGAGTTCTCCGATGCGCTGGTCGATGCGTGCGAGAACGTCTGCAATGTCGGCATCCGTCTGTTCTTGTTCTTCCTGATCGGCCTGCCGGCCCTGGTTGATCGCGGCGAGTTTCTCCAGCACCCGCATGCGCGCCGTCAGCAGATCGAGCCGTTC